GTTGTTGCCTCGGTCATCGTGGGAGCAATTGCATCACTATCTATAAGGAGAATGTAAATGAAGAACTTCTTCAATGACCTCCTCGGTCAGTTATTTACCATGCTGGGATTTTTCATTGCATGGGTAACGATTGATGGGTCTGCTAAATCGGCAGTTGCATACGCGACTGTCTGGTGCCTCGGCATCTGGATTCTGACTTATCCACTTCGTAGAAATAAGGATGAAGAATGAACCCAACATTGAAATTAGGTCTCATGGTCTGTGAAACCTTGGCAGTTCTATGGGCATTTGCTTGGCTATCCGCAGAAATTATCGAACGACTAACAAAGGATGACAAATGAAAAATGTAGTAATGCGAATTCTTTCTGTATTCGCGGCATCTGGTCTATCGGTTATTGGAGCGGGTTCGCTCTTTGGTCTTGAACCATTGACCGCCGCACTAATGGCTGGCTTGCTTGGAGTTGCAACCGTGGTTGAATCTATGGCTCGCTCATTTCTTGATGATGGAAAACTAACCACCACAGAAATCAATGAAGCCTTCAGCAAGGTAGACAAGAAGAAAGGCTAAGCGGCTTTTAGTCTTTCTTTCAGTTCGACAAGTCTGGCTTTCTCGTCAATGACCCATTGCTTTCTTGATTCTGGGCAACGGGCTTTGACGGGACCATTCTTGCCTTGCACCTTTACACCCTTGAAGTGATAGGCACCTTGCAAAGCCTCGGCAGATTCCTTGCCTAAGAAGTGTCTGACTAAATCCAACAGACATGATGCAAATTCGGCTTTGTGTCCATCAAGTCGAGTTAAGTGATGGGCTACCTCATGGAGAATTACATATTCGTTTCTTGCCCACTTTGGCAGTTTGATTGCTCGCCTTCCATAATAGAAAGTCGCACAGGCTTTGCGCCGACCTCGACCATCTAAAACAAGGATTGATGGAATTGACCCGTAGTTATCTTTTACATATTTACGGGCTATGACTTTATCGGTGAACGCCTGACATTCTTTCAAGGTCAGAGTTCCATGATGTTGCTTGATTCCGCTGATGGTTTCAGCGACATAGAGTTTCCCCGCTTGGTCTTTGACTTTAGGCATCTTGCCCCCTCTCATATCCCATTTTACCATACTCGGGTTGGGTATTCATCCAGAATAAACAGGCTCAAGCGGGAAGTTCGACCAGACACGCCGAGATTTGGAGGCTGGAATGGGTTTGCATATCTAACCCCAGTAGGGTATCTTTGGAAGTGAGAGAGAGGACAAAGATGGTCACCAAAGAGTTCGCAGTCAAGATTGATACAGAGTTATCCGAATTGCATTACAAGCGTTTCAATTTATTGTTTGATTTAGAAAGTGCAATTGATACAAAAGAGTTTTACGAAAAGCATTACCCAACTCGTATTGAGGAAATTGCAAAGCAAGAAGGCAAGATTGAATCTGCAAGAAAAAAGATTTTTGAAGTAGGTTGCCAGATTCTTGACCTCAATGAGATTTATGACCGCGACCCATGGACAAGAGCGTTCTTAGTTCTTGCAAGCAATGGTCATGTTCACAAATCACAAGATTGCTCAACTTGCTTTGATACAACTCGCTTTCAATGGTTGGTTCAGTACAGCAATGACGATGAGAACACAATCGTTGAAGATGCTGGTCAAGATGCTTGCACAGTTTGTTATCCATCTGCTCCAGCAGAGGTCTTGAATCGCCCATCACGAATCGTGACAGCCGACAAGATTGCCAAGGCTCAAGCAAAGGCAGAGCGTGAAGCAAAGAAGGCAGAGCGCATCGCTAAGGAAAAGGCTAATGCTCCAACAGCATCAGGTCAGCCTTTGACTTACAAAGAAGGCAAGTGGACAAGAGAAATCAAGACAGAGCGTTCAGCGATTACAGAGTGGTACAGCCAGTACGCAGATTCACAACGCGAAATCGTTACAGAATATTACGATGGCACACCACACACAGAGGAAAGCATCCAGCACCAAAAAGACCGTAGGGCTTTTGCTGGAGAGATTGCTCAGTTGATTTGTTTCAACTTGGCTCAAAAGCATGACATTACTTATGAGGAGCAAGAAGCAATCCTCATCAAGAAGTATGCAAAGAGAGGATACTAATGAGTCAAACAGAAGAACTTTTCCAGCGCTTGCTAAAAGAAACTAGCGAGCCACTTCATCCCGACCTAGTTCCATATTTTGAGGCAGATGGAGCGTTAGGCGCTCAAGTCCGTCACCCATTGGTATATCAAGTTCCACTATGGTCAAACGGTAGCGCCAACGCTTACTATCTCCAGAAGAAAAGAGATTTAGAGATAGCGCTCGCAGAAAAGAATTTCAGCCGAGTTATCTACTTGCATGAACGCCCATATCGCCTTCAAGCATTTATTCAGATTGCTAAGCAGTTGCCAGATACAAAATACTGGTCACTTCTTTCTAGCATCTGGACAGATACCGAAAATCAATGGCAGAACCTTGAGCAATGGAAAGAGTTGCTCTCATCGAATCGCCCCGAGCGCCATTATTTAATGGATGAATCGGAGTTTCAGTTATTGAATTCACTACCAGAGTTGGTTACCATTTACCGTGGATGCGTTAAGGGTCTTAATGAGGATGGACTTTCATGGACACTAAATAAATCCAAGGCAGAATTCTTTGCTAACAGATTTGGCAAAGAAGGAATTATCTTAGAGAGAGAAATTCCAAAGTCAGACATCATTGCGGTCTTAACGGGTCGCGGTGAATCTGAAGTGATATGTGAGGTAAAGAAATGAAATGTTATACCTGCAATTCGGAGTTCCGAATTACTTTCGTTAAAGGCAAGCCCTATTGCTTTCGATGCGAGGCAGATGCCTCACTCGTTGCAGTTGGTTTAATTCGACCAGAAAAGGAGAGAAATCATGTTGGCTAAATATCTATCAAAGCATGGTCGCGTGACAGAGCGCGGTCATAAGGTCTCAGAGTGGCTTGATGCCTTTGGGGTATTCCTTGCAATCTTCCTAGTCTTTGGGGTTGTGGGGTCAATTGAGAGCGGGAAGTGGTTCGGATGAGACTTCTATCCCGCCTATGGGCAAAAGAGCCTCTACGGGTCTCTGAAGCCTCTCTAGCCCGCATACGCGCCCGCGAGCGCGAACGCCATCTATCCGAGGAAGCCGATAAGCGACACGCTCGCCGTAAGGCTCGTTTGGATTTGATTATTAAACCCCAGTAGGGTATCCTTATCTTGTAACCGAGAGAGAGGAATGGAAATGGCTATTCAAGCAGTTGTGAAGATTGAAAACCAATGGAGCAGGGGCGAAATCAACAAAGTAGTCGTTGAGTTCGAGAGCATTGGCGAAATCGAAGATTACTTGGCATACAACAGGGCTTACATCAAGGAAATCCAGTTCTCAGGCAAAATCAAAAAGGGAGAAGAATAAATGACACAAGTAGATATTCACGCAGAAAGCAATCGTATTATCGGCGCGTATGTCGCCAAGCAAGAAGCGAAGAAAAAGGCACTTACAAAAACTCAATGCCGAAACATTTATCGTGAAGCATACGAGGCTGGTCTCGCGGCTGGCAAAGATGCAGATACTCCAAAGTTTGTAGTTGGCGAACCAACTACTCCACTAGGCAACGATATTGATTTCAACAAGAAAACTTACATCCTTGACGGTCTTTGCGGATTTGCTTGGGTAAACATTTCTCCAGCGCGAGGTGCGTTTGTGAATTGGCTCAAGAGTCAAGGCATCGGTAGCAAGGGCTACTACGGTGGCTACGAAATCTGGGTTCGTGAATTCGGACAGAGCGTAGACCGCAAAGCGGCTTTCGCTAGTGCATTTGCTGAAGTGCTTAACAAGTACGGAATCAATGCCTACGGTCAGAGTCGCCTCGACTAAATAAAGTTCACCCACCGACAGACTTTCTTCCGCAAGGATAAGAAACCTCGGTGGGTGTTCAACACCCGCTGGTTGAGCGCCGTTCCGTTCCCAGCGGGTGTTCTATACCCGATTGGTGTACCCTATTTATTGGGTACCCAAGTTCGGTGGGGTAGATTGCCCGATGCTGTCTGTCCTCTCTCATAGACTGGCATTGTGTTGGCTCCCCCACCGAACGCCTTTTATTTATTACCCCACTTAATTTGTAATCACAGTTTTATCTGCTACCTTTATTGCAGGTTCGCAAAACACCTACACCTCAAAAGCGAGGTCAGTCCGATACTGACAACAATGAACCGTTACATCCAGTAACGATAAATCGTTCGCTCCGAACTATGGAGGATTATGCGATTCTATGAAAGCGTTACCTTAAAACCTATTCACATCGCGCTAATCAGCGCATTACTGATTACAACTAATCCGCTTCAAATGCCAAGAGACCCTTCGGCAAATGCAGTTGAGATAGTTGAACCACCTAAGCCTGTTTTGGTTGAAAGAACACCAGAGGCGGCACAGGAATATGCCAAAAATAAATTAGATAAATTCGGTTGGGATACACCTAAGCAATGGGCTTGCCTCATTGATTTGTGGACTGGCGAATCTAATTGGAGACCGAACGCATATAACAAGCAAGCCGTTTATCAAAATGGCGAGCGCCTCCATGCTGGAGGAATTCCACAGATTCTAGGGCTTGACCCAGATTCCACCGTGGAGTACCAGATTCAGCGTGGATTTGAATATATTCAATCTCGATATGACACGCCATGCCAAGCCAATTACTTCTGGCACCGAAATTTTTGGTACTAAGGTTGGTGCATGGATGAAGAACAAAAGAAACCTTCCGCAATAGATAATGCTCTTGCTGAGATAGCCAGAGTTGCCTTCCTTGACCCAGCCATTTGTACGGGCTGGGTCTTGGTAGCGGAATGGACAGATGGAACTCCAGATGGTTTTTGGACAACAACTTTTGCAGATGACCAAAATCCAGATTGGCGACAAAAGGGATTACTTCATCACGCAATAGAAACATGGGGGGAGGAAAACTTGTATGACGATGACATTGACGGAGGAGGAGAGACAAGAACTCCTGAAGAAACTTCTGATTGAACGATATGGTGAATTAGCGACACGCCCATCATGGCAAATCCCAGAGGAATCAAATAACTAACCCTAGTATTTACACCATGAGTTTATTAGAGTTTCTAAGCAATGCGCCATGTAGAGATTCAGACCCTTGGCTTTTTGACCAATATCAATTAGACCTTGCCCAGCCTGGTTTAGCGTATTGTCGCAATTGTAAATTCTGGAACGATTGTGATTCTCTAGTAAAGCCTGAGAGTTCTCATTACGATGGAATTGCGGCTGGCAAGGTATGGCGCAATGGAAATATTTTGGCTAGTTTATCTCCTGCTTCCCCGTATCAATTAAAAGTCAATGAGGAGAGAGAAGTATTCATAAGTGTTGAAGCCTTGGCAGTTCGAAGGAGCGATTTGCTCACAGATTGATACAGAGTTTTATTTTCCAGAGAGGAATAAAATCTCAGAAGAAAATAAAAAAGTAAAAGCAATGTGCAATGGATGTGCATGGAAGAAAGAATGTCTGACCTACGCGCTACATTACACAGTAGTCGGAATCTGGGGAGGCACCTCCGCAAGAGAAAGACAAAAAATGAGAAAAAAACTAAATATCATCCCGATACCTATAACCGAAAGAAGATTCTAATGACTCAATTAACAATTACGGGAAATGTAGTAGCAGACCCAGATTTGCGTGTTACGCCATCTGGAAAAACAGTTTCAAGTTTTACAGTCGTATCATCAAAATCAGTTAAACAAGCCGATGGCTCATGGGAGAACACCGATACAACATTTTGGGATATTAAATGTTGGGGTAAGACAGCAGAGAATGTAGCCGATTCAGTTCAAAAGGGAATGTCGGTCATTGTTGTTGGCACGGCAGTTCAAGAGAATTGGGATGACAAGGCAACAGGGGCTAAGCGCTCAAAGATTGCAGTCACCGCATGGAATGTCGGTATTGACCTCAAGCGCCATGTGACCAGCGCAAGCGTTATTCACCGTACAGATGGCTCATTCAATCCATCTACGCCTGACCCTTGGAGCGCTCCATTCGGTTCGGATGTTGCGCCTTTCTAACCATCGTATAGTATGCTAGGGGTTAATAATTTCCTTACGAAAGGGGAAAATCGTGGCATGGACTGATTACTTCGTTAGCAATATTGCTGGCGCTAAAGTAGTTGTATCTGAGCAAGGTAAGCCATTCGTATCGCATGAGATTGCTCCACGCGACTATGTGGAAATTGAATTGACTGAAACAAGTTTTGAACTTCCATTCAAGATTTCGTTTCGGTCATTCAATTCACTTGGCGAACAAACTGAGCATCGTATGTATGCTCAAGCAGGTACAAAAGACATGGCTCGTAAGTTCGCAACAGAGGTTGCTAACCTGCGTTTGAATTCAAGAGAATTTGTCCTAGACGGAGAATAAGTACAAAATTCACTTAATGCTAAAATCATTGGGTGGAAGATGACTACTCTGGCATAAATCGCCATGGTGTCATGTCCGTTCTCGGCGCTTTCGCTGTACAAACGCATGAACTATTCTTGGAATTGCAAAGTGCAGGATTCAACGAAGAACAGGCAATCAAGATTCTTGTCGGACTAGCAACTAAAGAGTAGAGGGAAGCAATGGCAGAAAAGCCAGATTTACAGGAACTCGGCTCTACTGGGCTACGCCGTTCAGGTGGTACCGTCTATGAAGAATTTCTTGTTAATCTTCGTGGACTTCGTGGGGCAAAGGTCTACCGTGAAATGGCAGACAATGACCCAACAATCGGGTCAATGCTTTATGCAATTGAAAAAGTTATTACTCGTCTTGAATGGCGTGTAGACCCATATTCAGATAATTCAGCCGATGGTGATGTAAAACCTGAAGATGAAGAAGTAGCAGAGTTCATTAATTCGTGTCTGCACGATATGTCAGATTCATGGGACCAAACACTTTCTCAAATTCTCTCAATGCTTATATTTGGATACTCGTATCACGAAATTGTTTACAAAACCCGCAAAGGTCCAGAAGAAAAAGACCCATCTAAGCGCTCTAAGCACACAGATAACAAAATTGGCTGGCGCAAGTTGCCAGTTCGTTCTCAAGAGACTTTGTTCCGCTGGCAGATTGATGAGCAAGGTGGAATTCAAGCGATGGAGCAGACCGACCCATCATCGGGTGGCACTCACATCATCCCTATCGAAAAGGCTTTGTTATTCCGTACAACTACAGCAAAGAACAATCCAGAGGGTCGCTCAATCCTTCGTAACGCATATCGCCCTTGGTTCTTCAAGCGCCGTATCGAAGAAATCGAAGCAGTTGGTATTGAGCGCGACCTAGCAGGTTTGCCAGTTGCCTATGTACCACCAGAGTATTTATCAAGCGGGGCTACAACCGAGCAAGCGAATGTTTTGGCAACAGTTCAAAACATCGTTACATCTATCAAGCGCAACGAGCAAGAGGGAGTTGTATTCCCAACACTTTATGATGATGCAGGACATAAGCAGTTCGACCTAGTTCTTCTATCTTCAGGCGGTTCACGCCAGTTCGATACAGACAAGATTGTTCAGCGCTATGACCAGCGTATGTCTATGTCAATCCTTTCTGATTTTATTCTTCTTGGCTCTGACCGAGTTGGCTCATACGCCCTAGGTTCATCAAAGATGGATTTATGGTCAATGGCTGTAGATTCAATTGCTAAGAACATTGCTGAAGTATTTAACCAATATGCAATTCCACGCTTATTAAAACTTAATGGAATGGATGGAACACGATGCCCATACCTTGCATACGGAGAAGTAAGCCATGTTGATTTGACTGAGATTTCAGACTTCGTAACGAAGTTGGCTACCGCTGGAGTTCTTATGCCAGACCCTAAGTTGGAAGATTACCTCCGTGATTTGGCTGGATTACCACCTGCCGAGCATGATGGTCAGGAAGCCTATGGCGCTCCTGCAATGCCTAATGCTGAAGGAACCCCACCAGAGAATTTTGATAATCCACCATCTCTGGAAGAAGAATTAAACATTCCAGAAGGACAGGAACCGCTAGACGGCGATTTGGAGTAGAGCATGGCAATTAGGTTCGGCTCTGGCTCAGATGGCTCCAGAAACCCTCTCACCGCTGAAGAAGCGGCGATGGCGCGTGTTCTTGTCAATGCAATCCGCAACGCAACGGACAAAATTAAAGTGGATGAGTTGGCTCGTATTCTTGGGCGACTTGATGCCGACACTTTAGACCGTTTACTCCGTGCAATTTCAATTAACGATAATGCTCCTCAGATTGAAAAACAATTGCTTAATATCATTGATATTGGTGGAAATGATGCAATCAAGGCTCTTCAAAAAATTGCCCCCAGTTTGGCTCTTCCAGCGTTTACCCCAAGTAAAGTTGAAATTGCCAACCCCGAAGCCATGGCTAACATGGACTTTACAAAAATTCCCAATTGGGCGAGAGTCAATCCAGAGCCAATCGCATTTAATCTTTCTTTCAAGAAAACCAACCCTAACTCTCTAGCCTTTGCATCCCGTAGGGCTGGTCAGTTGGTGGTTAGTATTGATGACTTAACTCGTCAAGCAATTCGTAAAATAATTATTGATTCCTTCAATGAGGGTATTGATGTAAGGCGAACAGCAGTTCGAATCAAAAACATAATTGGTCTTCACCCAAAGTGGGCTGATGCCGTTCGAAAGTTCGAGAATCGTGAACTAGACCGTTTAATTAAGGCTGGTATCAAAGAGGCTCAGGCAATCGAACGCGCCGAAAAATCTGCTACAGCGTATGCAGACCGTCTTAAGAGCGCTCGCGCTAAGACCATTGCTCGTACAGAGATTCAGATAGCCCAAAATGAAGGGCGAATGGAAGGCTATCGCCAAGCCGATGAAGCGGGATATATTGCTCCAGAATCCGTAAAAATTTGGATTACTGCTCAAGATGAGCGCACCTGTGATATTTGCGCTCCGCTAAATGGAGAAATAGTTCCTTGGAATGGTTTATTTTCTATTGGACTTCAGAATCCAATTGTCCACCCTAATTGCCGTTGCACCTTTGTAATCTTGCCGCCAGATAGAGGCACCCAATGAAGGTAATTAAGTTCGCGCCTGGGTTAATTCCAGTTCTTAAGCATGGCGAACATGACCAATCAACTCATGGTTCTTGGGCGCATGGAGGGAATAATCTTGGCATTGCAGAGACCATGGCTTTGCATGGAACATCAGACCCACTCAAAAGAAAAGTTTATGATGCCGAAAATTCCTTGGTTCCAAAGAAAGAAAAAACTAAGGGACCTGATTACCCTCGAATTGACGACTTTCCATCAAAAGATGATTACGACAAGGCTTACAAGGAATATAACAAAAAATGGATGGCATGGGTTGTAGATGAACAGGCAAATATTGTTAGCAAAACAGGCGAAGAATTTTTAGACGGTACTCCATCTGGCGTTAAAAAATATGTAGACAAAATTATCAAAGAGGATTGGTTTATAGAACATTTTGGCGATGGCAGTTCTCTACCAAAAATGGAAGTAAAAATAGGAAATGGAAGTGTTGCTGGTCGCCACATTCTTAGTTTTCAAAAAGATAGAGCCACGGGAAGAATTATCAAAACAAGGCACGAAATTTCACTTGATAGACAATTTACAAAAGACGAAGCGGCAATTCTGCATGAAATAAGCCATTATGCGACAGCAATTAGTCAAACAGAAAAATTTCAACCTCACGGAGTAGAGTTTGCTCGAAATCATGTTTTTGTTGTAGAACAAGTTGCTGGCTCTGCTCGCGCTAAAGCGTTGCAGACTGCCTATAAAGAAAAGGGGGTCACGGATGGAAACTAAAGAAGAAATTTTTGAAACTATTTGCGATATTCGCCCCTTGCTTGAACCGCAACCTTATCAAGAAAATATCGAGAAGCATCTTATGGGTCAGCATGACCAATCTACTCATGGTCGTTGGGCATCATCTGGATTGCCTCACGAACTTGAAGATATAAAAGGTTCGCTTCAGAAGTATTTTGACAATGGTTTAATTACTAAAAAAAATGAAGTCACCCGAGGAAGGCGAATTCACAAGCCAAAAGAAGATGGTTCTGGGTATGAATATCTAACCGTAAGAGAGCCAGTTCGTGACAGTTTAGACCAGCCATTTATGACATTTAGAGCGCCGAATGATTGGGATGACCCAGAAGGCGCGAAAATATTTGAAGATGTTGAAGAAAAAATGCTTGGCGGAAATTATGAAGAAATTCAAGATGCCGCGCAACGAGAGGCTCTTGATGCTGGAATGGGTTCTCGTCAGGCTCTTTATTATGGACAGGCTATTGCATCCCGAGCATCTTTATATGTAACCTTACATAATGAAGCACTCCGCCAAGAAGCGGCAGAAAAAACTTACTCAAGAGATTTTGCCGACTACCAAGAAAAAGGTGGAAGCAGAGAATATTTTGAACAAAGAGCCAAGACCATGAAAACTCTTTCCGAAAACATAAGCAAGGCTTCTCCAGTTGTAGCAATTGAAACTGAAGATTTCCTTGGCGTTATCAAGGATGGCAGATTTAAGACTCAGCATGAAACAAGAGAATCAAATGGAGCCTATAAACCAGCCCTGCGTAGAGAGGCTGAGTTGGCTTTGGCTGGAGTTCCACTTGATACGAAAGCATCTGAACGCCCTATCTATGGTTACTTAGCAGTACAGAATAACGGCAAGACAGCCAACACTTCTTCATATAACACAGATAAATGGAATGTAAATAACACAGGCGTAGGTCAATATGGAGAAGTTCGAGTTGTTCTCAAAGATGAGGTCAGAGAACGAACTTCATACACAATTCCAGATTCTTTGGATAGATATGCAATTCCTCAGCCTTTAAGCCGTAATAGCAAAGCCGACCTCATCAATGCTGGGGCTTACCACGACCTTTCATCTAGTCATGGGGGATTTCAGCGTGAGAGTTACGCAGAGGCTCAAGTTTACGGTCAAGTAAAACTTAAAGATATAAAGGCTGTTTATGTAGTACCCTCTAGCGATTACAACTGGGATACTAATAAGTACACTCCGAGAGACCATGTAGCCCAAGCCGAATCAATCCGCACAGCGCTTACCGCCAAAGGTTTTGATATTCCAGTTGAAGTTCTTCCGCTACCAAAGAAGGAGGGTTAAATGATTAAAGGTCAAATCCTCTATGCCAAAAAAAGCGGTTCAACAATTCTTTTTGATGAAATTAAAGATGGCGTTATTTATGCCCATGTTAAGGCAGATGGTCAAGAGTACGAATCTCGTACCTTGACTGGAATCCTTGCAAAAGGTTATTGGGATGAAGTTTATATTTCTACAGATGTAGACATGGTTGAAAAGCATGGTTCTCACGACCAAAAAACTCATGGCAATTGGGCTTCAGGAAACTATGAAGATTTGGCTCAATGGTATAGCGATGAGATGCAAGTATTTGGTTCTATGAAAGAGAGAGATGCCTATTTTGAGGAGATGTTGTTAAGCCAACGCAAACAAGGTTTCACCGAGGAAAAGTATCCAGAGTTCCGCAGAGCAATAGGCGAGTATGAAAGCGCCCTTGGTTACAGTCTTAATGATGCCCTTAGAGACCCACAAGTTAGCGAGAAGTCTTTCAAGGACACAATTGAGTTCCTTGATAAAGCGATAGAGACTGCCCCACCTTTACAAGAAGAAGTTATCGCTTATCGTGGCATTAAAGGCAACGGATTAAATTTCTTTGAAAAATTAACAGTAGGCGATGTCTTTGAAGATAAAGGTTATGTCTCCACCACTCTTGATGCTGGAGTTGCTCAGCAATTTGGAACATCAGGAAGTATGTATCAAGGTTTAGCAATGCGCTTGAGATTACCAGCGGGTAGCAAAGGAATTTTTCCTTCTGGATATAAAGACCAAAGTGAAGAAAACTGGGATAGAAACGCTAATGAGGCTGAATTCTTATTACCGCGTGGTAGCAAATTCAAAGTTACTGCTATCCGTGGCAAGGTCTGGGATGTAGAGTTGATTCCATGAGCCTAGAGAGATTTCAATACGATTCTGATAAGGGGCTAACCCTTGTCGTCTCTAAACACCAAGAACATGACCAATCCACTCATGGTAACTGGGCTTTAAGTGAGAACTATCCAGATTTACTAACCCTAGGTACATTTGATGAAGAATCTGAATACGACCCAGCATTGATGGTTTATAGCGAGCGCTACGGAGTGGACAGAGACGGCAAAATCGTTGGAGTTGAAACCTTTGAGCATGATGCTATTGATAGTTATTCTCAAGAGGGATATAAAAATATAAACGCGTTTCTTCGCAACCCAAGAGGTTTTGAAGATTCTTACGAAATAAAATTCCTTCAAGAAAAGGTTGATGGGTTAGATTCTTTAATTGATAAGGCTCCAGATATGTTCGGAGATAAAACTTTATTTCGAGTCGTAGATAATTTTGTTTTAGCCCAGTTAGCCCCAGGCGATACTCTCAGAGATAAGGGTTATCTATCAACTACGCGAATAGATTTGACCAAAGATACGGATGCTCGGGATGCGCTTGGCGAAATATATGACACACCTGATACTGTTGCTGTCATTCTTCCAAGCCCAACCAAGAGCGGTAAGGGAATTGCCGTAGACATTTATCGAACCTCCGTCAATGATACGAGTTCAGTTTCAGACAGAGAGAAAGAAGTTCTATTACCTCGTAGTACGGATTTGCTATTTTTGGGGTACAAAAGAGGTATAGGGTCTGAGGAAAAGGTCGCAGTATTTCAAAGGGTGGATAAATGAGTAGATTTAGAACCGTTCTTGAAGATGTTGAGATTATCCAAGCCGTTAAAAAACATGGTGAGCATGACCAGAAAACCCACGGAAACTGGGCTACGGGTGCCACAATTGCTACTGGAATTATTGACCGCCTAGGCAAAAAGGGCGTAACTGGATTCAGCCTAGATATTTCTAGTCGTAACGAACCTACTAGCGGGTACATGGCTTCCAACGCTGGGGCTGAGGAAACAGTTTCCTACGATGATTTCTTCTCAAGCCGAGACCGTAGCCGAAAGATTCTTTTGGATTACATCGAAAAGAACGCAGATGCACTCAGCGAGCGCGGAGCCTATTTTGGTATATGGGTTGTAAAAGACCAACAAACCGTGTACCTTGATGTCTCTCGCCGTTATGATTCTAGAAGCGAAGCAGTTCGCGCTGGATTCAGTAATAAACAACAATCTGTGTACGACATTGATAAAGACGAATATATCTATATGAAGGATGAGGTAGATGACAGAACAACAAAAGCCATTGATGGTGGAAGTACCCATCCCCGTCAATCAAATGACTCCAGAGGAAAAGAAGGCGTTCGCGGAGGAGATTCTCAACGCGATAGAGAAGAATCGCCCCATGTCTGCCTCGGAAGATACCAAGGCGTAACAAAACACTTAGAAGGTCAGCATGACCAAGCCACACATGGCAGTTGGGCATCTGGTCGCTTTGGTCCAGATTCAGTTAAGTTAGCAAGAGACGGCGCAAAAGAATACGCCTTCAAAGCGGGAATCGAGCAAGATGATTCCATTGATTATCAAAAGACAGTTGCTAATCGAGCAAGGGCGGCGCGTATTGCCGATGCCTACGATGAGTTGCCTACGGTTCAGGAAGAAGCCTTCCCAGCCTATGAAGCCCTTGCTAAAGAGGTAGATGCACAGTTTGATTACATGACAAACACCTTGGGAGTCAAGGTTGAGTTCGTGGATGCAGACCCGTATAAAACTTCCCGAGAGATGTTTGCTGATGCAAGCAAGGGAGTTCTTAAAGTATTAAGAACAGCCTCTACAGGCTCACACCCATTCTTCAGCGATGAGCAAAATGATAAGTTCCGAGCAGTTCACGATTTCTTTGGACACGCGGCGACTGGTCGTGGATTTGGTCAAGATGGAGAAGAATCCGCTTGGGTGCATCACTCACAGATGTTCACAGAGACCGCTCGCGGAGCGCTTACAACAGAAACCCGTGGGCAGAATTCTTGGTACAACACACGCGGTCAGGGATTTGCTGAGCAAAAAGTGGCTCTCCTACCTAAAGAGTTTTGGGAAGTACCAAAAACATTTGAGAAGCAATACAAGGTAATCAAATTCCAAGCAGGGTTAATTCCTACTCTAAAACACCTTGAAGGTCAGCACGACCAACAGAGTCACGGCTCTTGGGCTACCGCTGGATATACGGATGAAGAAAAAGCCCGTATTGCTGAATGGGAAAATCGTGGACCAGCGCTTGCAGATTTAGATGCTCTTTGGGAGCCAGTAGATGAAGCACAGTTAAGAGAGATGCTATTAAATGATGAAAATACCTATCCGCTTGTCGAACAGGCTATCACCAATTATGTTCAAGCAGAGATTGATGACTTTGAGGCGCTAAATGATAGGTCTCCTACCCAAGCACAGATTGATGAGATGACCGATAGAGTCACAGAGGAAAGAATCAAGGCTTATATTGAAATTGAGCGGGATGCCTATTCGGACAAAATTAGAGAAGCAAAGGGTGTAACAGTAGAAGCCTTGCAACCATTTTTTGAAGAAGTGTTTAATATGGAATATGAAGGAAAGATGCCTGATGGAACTCCAGTACAACTAGAATCAAGAATTACTGGTATTGGAAAAATGAGCGAAGATAATGAAATGTATGTAGAAGGTTTTGTTTACAATGAAAGTAATGACATTGTAGGAAAATTTGAACGAGTATTTTTCAAAGATGTTCAGACAGGAGTTTGGGCTGTCGAACATAAATGGTTTGAAATGCAAGATGATTACAGAGGAACAGGATTTGGAAAGAAGTTCATTCAAGAGAGTGAAGATTTCTATACCCATAGAGGATTTGGATATATCAAGGTTCTTGCTGGTCTACAGGATGGCGCTCGACATTGGGCTAACGCTGGTTTTGACTTTAATCCTGATGATATTGCGACATCAGCCGATAACATCAAGAGCCGTTTTGAAAGTGTAATTCAAAATGCGCCAAAAGATTTCTTTGGTCAAGCAGATATTGATGAATTTAATTCTGTTTATGACAGGATGGTTGATAAATCATCTGGCAAGGTAAGAGATATGACCGAACCAGACTTTCCATTCCCCGCTGAGTTCGCCATGCTTGGTTATGACAGGCGTAAAGATTGGAAGGGAAATCCAACTTGGCTTGGCAAGGCTGGGCTTTTTGGATTGGCTGTTGAATATGTTAAACCTCTCACCGCTGAGGGTCGTAGCCTACTTTCTGGACCAATTGACCGCGATGGTGACGGATATGTTTATGACGGAACAGGGCGAGAAAAACCTGTTTCATTTGTCACAGCGAATAACTAAAGGTGGTAAGATATGACTATGAGTAGAGATTCAAAGTTAAGAGAGATTCAAAAGGCATGGCGTGAATGGTCTGCCGTTACTGAGTTCACTTCAGAGACAGGTTCATCCGAACAAGATGAAATTGCGCTTACTGATAAAATTCAAACCATACTTAAAAAATCTAAATAACAGTTAAAAATCAATCCGCTACTATGTACCAATGGCGGATATTGCTCCAAAACTTGTAGAACTAAGCGCGGATAAACTACGCGCTTTACACGAACGCCTTCACAAATCGCAAGCCACTCCAGAGGTCTTAGAGGTTCACCACTTAGCAGTCAATGAGATGTTGCGCCGTGGGCTAGAAGCACCAGCCAATGATTCGTGGGATGATTTTGAAATTCTTGTAGATACATTAAAGAACGCAAATCTTGAGGCTCTTAAAGGTTCACTCCCGACTGAGTTGGTAGAAGAAGTTATTAAATCAACAGGTTCAGCAGTTGCCAATGTTCAATTATTTTTGACTACCACAGGCTATGAGATGCGCCTTGAAGAAGCCGAAGAAGTAAACAAAATGATTCGCCGTGAAAACGGAAAATGGACAGTTTATGATGAAGAAGGCAAGCGACCTTTTGGCACATACGACACAAAGGCTGAGGCTGAAAATCGCTTAGCGCAGATGCACCAATTTAAGAAGGCAGAAACATTTACACCTCCAAAGGCAGTTCGTAGCGCGGCTCGTAGAGCGCTTGAATGGATTGCTGACGGTAAGGCTGGAAGTGGATTTACTGGAGTTGGTCGCGCTCGCGCTAATCAGTTGGCTTCAGGTGAGCAAGTAACTATGGCAACCCTTAAGCGCATGAAGTCTTTCTTCTCACGCCATGAAGTTGATAAGAACGCAGTTGGATTCAGCCAAGGAGAAAAAGGCTTTCCAAGTGCAGGTCGAGTCGCTTGGGATGCTTGGGGCGGAGATGCAGGATTCGCTTGGGCTGAATCATTAGTTGCTGAAGATGAAAAGAAAATTGAAAAACACAATCCTGGCAAGCACGACCAAAAGACCCATGGAAGTTGGGCTGACGGTATTGCTGAAGCAATTTTGGCTGGAGAACATCCAGAGGTAGAGCCAGAGAATTTATCTGCATTTTTGATGAAGGCTTCGAAGCGCACAGACCATCCAGACCTTACTGAGTTAAGCATTAGGGGAACATTGCTTTACGGTGATGAGGGAATGGGTATTGCCCGTAAAGATATGCCACAGATTCCTGGCAAAGAACGCGCTCGCTTCCTATCTGAAATTGAAGCCGAGCAAGGCGTTACAGCGGAAAAAGAAAAGGTAGACCCAACTACGCTCAAGCCAATTCAAAAAGAAATTTCCGCATCTCGCTCAGGTGCTATCTATGAGAAGTTCCGTGAAGATGGAAAAATTCCAAAAGATGAACGCATCTTGATTTCTAGCGATGGCTATGTTGTTGATGGTCACCATACATGGGGCGCGGCAGTTGCATTTGCTTTTGATAATCCTGGAACTGAGTTGCCAGTTTATCGCTTATCAGTTACAGCAAAAGAAGCCTTAGACATTTCACTCAAGTGGGCAAAAGATAATGGCTTTGAAGGTCAGGCTATTGATGCAAAAGAGCCAGCAAAGAAATCTTTAATATGGAAGCCTCTTGAAAAACATGGTAATCATGACCAGCGCACCCACGGTAATTGGGCAAATAATTCAACAGGAGATATTCCAGCCTTAGCGCCAGATGTTGCGCCTCGACCAGAATGGTCGGCAGAGGCAGTTGCAGAAGCAAAGCGCCTTCGTGAAAGAGCGCTTGCAGTTGAACCAAAAGTTACGGAGTTGATGAAAACAATTCAAAAAAATGCTGGTGGAGAATTTGTTCAATTAGACCAAAGAGTTAAATCAACAGATTCATTGGCTCGTAAAATTGATGGCGATGCAGTTACAGAATTTGATGGCGATAGGTCAAGAGCGGCAGATGCAGTATCCGATGCAGTTCGTTATACTCTCAAAGTGGGCGATGAAAATTATGCTCAATCATTAGATTCAACAATTAAGGCTCTTGAAGCATCTGGCTTTACATTACGAGTTAAAAATTTTTGGCAATCTGGTGACCCTTATGATGGAGTTAATATCAAGGCAAAGAAAGACGGTATTGAAGTAGAGATTCAATTACATACCCCAAGTTCATTTGAGCATAAAGAGGGTGAGGGCGGAACCCACCCAATCTACAAGGCTTATCAGGTTGAGTTAAACGATTCAACCCGCTTGAGTATGTGGAATCAAATGATTGAGATTGCTAAGGGCGTAACCCGCCCAGCCAACTATGGGGCAATTATCGCTACTGGAACTCTCGTTTTACAGAAGTTCCAAACCGCTCAAGAGGCTGGCTTGATTAAATCAACCCCAGTTGATAATATTACCTTTAAGAGAGGAGGGGAGCAATGAGATATTTCGTAAAAATGAGTAGAGGCGTACCCTATAACTTGTACCGATTTGATGTAATCAATGAACAGCGTTGGTACCCAACCCAAGGATGGACACCTACCCGAGTTATTTCAGCGTATCTAGTTATGGGTGAAGGCGACTATGAGGAGATTACTGAATCTCTTGCAATGGAATCTTTTCCAGATGCCTTTGCAGTAACCAAGAGTATTGGTACCTATGAAGTCTCTAAGGCTGAAGATGCAAAGCGTTACACCCTTGGAGCCATGTATATCCCAGACCGAATTGATGCTCATGGTGAATGGACAGATTCAGATGAGTTGCAAAGAGCGGTTTGGGATTATGTAAAGAGCAATGACCGCCGTATCCGTTTACAGCATAACCGCGATGTGGTTGCTGGAGAATGGGTAGAAGTTATGGCGTTCCCTTATGAATTAACAGTTCCAATTCAAACAATTAGTGGAATTGATGTGAACCATACATATCCAGCAAACACAGTATTTCTTGGAGTTATCTGGGAGCCTTGGGCTTGGGATTTAGTTAAAGAAGGAAAGATTCTTGGATATTCAATTGGCGGTAAGGCAGAACGCCTTTATGTTGATATGGAAGAAGTTGAGAAAGAAGATGGTCCAGGAGTCAATGATGTTCACATTGATACAATTATGAATCCAAAGAAAAAGAAGCCAAAGGAAAAGTAATGGCAAAAGCATCAGCAGGAGAAATGAGACTACTTCGCGAATTACGCGCTAAAGAGTTGGCTAATGTTCCAAATGCTGAGTTCGCAATTATTGAGAGAGAAGTACAGGCTAATGGTTTCAAAGGCATCAAGGGAACAACAGCCCAGTTAGTTTTTAACGCTATCCGCAAAAAGGATAAAGCCGAGAAAGAGATGAAGAAGGCTAAATCTGTACAGAGTGGAGATATTGTTTCTTGGCAATCTTCAGGCGGTAAGGCTCAGGGCAAAGTAATCCGAGTTGTATCCAATGGAAAAATCAATGTGCCTAATTCAAGTTTTACAATCGCTGGAACCGAAGATGACCCAGCAGTTCTTATTCAGTTGTACCGAGACGGCAAGCCAACAGATACCAAGGTAGGACACAAGATGTCCACTTTGAATAAAAGCCTAGTTGAAAAGCATGGCTCCCATGACCAATCTTCACATGGCGCATGGGCTAACGGTAAGTACAACCCAGATGACTCAGAAGGCGAAGATGCCTTAGAGCCTAAGAATTATCGAACACACCCTAAATTTCATTCCACAAAAGATGACTCTGAGGGCGAGTTTGAAGATTTGAATTATGACGACCCACGCTGGATGGATGACATGGACATCCTTCGCCCATCCCGTATTACTCCTAGCCAAAGATATACAACCTCGGCTAAGGAGTTAAGAGACCGTCTTATTGCAATGGAATCTCGGACTAAGTGAAAAGCATTATCGAGGACACAGCCGACATCCTCAAAGGGATGGGATTAGAGGTTAATGCCGTCACTACCGCGCCTAGATTCGCTGGAATTGTGGCTAGGTTGCCTAACGATTCTCAAGTATTTTTTGTCTGGAGCGAGATGGATGAGGGCGACTTTCATTTCAGAGTTGCCCGTTTTTGGCAAAGCGAAAACCCATTTTCAATGATGGCATTTGAAGATTTGATAGCCGCATTGGTTAATCTGAGGATTTTGATTTCTTCTTAAAAAGGGTGAAATTACACCTGTGTTATTCTATGTGGTGTCAAGACCCGTGTTTGTCTATCAGTCCATACTGGTTTAGGTAAGCACTTTTCGTTAGGAGTGAAATTGGCTCGTACTCGCAAAATGGCGAATTTAGTCATAGAGGAAACCTCTGGGGTAGACCACCCTGCACATCTACATGAAGGTTGGTTGGTTATGAAATCAGCCGATGAATCTGAAGTTCAGAGAGTCTTAGACGAATCGCTCACCGAGGAGGACTCCAATATGGAGGAAACAAATACCGCGGCTGTTGAAGAGCAGGTCGAAAAGGCTGATATGACTCTAGAAGAAGCAATGAAAAAAATTGCAGAACTAGAAGCAAAATTAGCAGAATCCAAGTCTGAAGATGCGGCTGAAGCAAATATGGCTAAAGCAGTAGATGAATCAGAGGATTTTTTGAAGTCCGCTCCTGAGTCAGTCGTCAAAATGATTGAAGATTTCAAAAAGCAAGCAGAAACAGCAACCGAAGAACTCCGTAAGGAGCGCGAGGCTAAGGCTGATGCTGAAGCAATTGAAAAAGCAAAGGGATTCACTAACTTGAATCTCGATGCAGAAAAAGTTGGACCAGCGCTACGCCGTTTGTCCACAGTTGATGCAGACCTAGCAAAATCAGTTGAGGACATCCTTACATCTGTAAATGCTCAGGCTGAATCAGCAAACATTTTTGCTGAAATCGGGAAATCAGCAGACTTCACTACAGGCGATGCCTACAGTCGTTTGACTGCTTTGGCTAAGTCGGCAGTTGAGGAAGGAAATGCAAAATCTTTCGAACAAGCGTTCGCTAATGCCGCATCTTCCAATCCTGAACTTTATGTCCAATACCGTAATGAAAAGGGTGCATAACCATGGCATACGAAATCAGTAATTACTCGGTAAAGGTCACCCTCGTTGCAGGTGCCGACCTTTCCGCTAAGCAGTACACATTCGTCAAATTGAATTCATCAGGTGAAGCAATCGCCGCGGCGGCAGCAACTGATATTCCAATTGGCGTACTACAGAACGCTCCAACTTCAGGACAAGAAGCAGAAGTTCTTGTTGTCGGGGGTACAAAGATTGTCGCTGGAGCCGCAATTAGCGAAGGCGCACTTGTTGGAACTTCATCGGCAGGTAAGGCAGTAGCCCTTGTCGCTGGTACAGATACAACAAAGTATGTTGCTGGCACAATTCTAACCGAATCTGCGGCAGATGGAAACATCGTGACCGCTGTAATCAACTGTGCGACACCGCACCGTGCGGCGTAAAGGGGATAACTAAAAATGCCACAGCCAAATATCAATTCAGTCCATATTGATGCAATCCTTACCAACATCTCTGTTGCGTATTTGCAGAATCAGGACAACTTCATTGCCGACAAGGTATTCCCAGTAATCCCTGTTGATAAGAAGTCAGACAAATATTTCACTTACACCAAGAACGATTGGTTCCGTGACGAGGCTCAACGCCGCGCACCAGGAACTGAATCTGCTGGTGGAGGTTACAACCTCTCAACAAGCACATACTCAGCAGATGTATGGGCTTTCCACAAAGATGTAGATGACCAGACACTTGCTAACGCAGACTCACCTTTGAACCCTCTTCGTGAGGCAACAGAGTTCGTTACACGCCGTCTAATGCTTCGCCGTGAACTTCAGTTCGTTTCTGATTTTTTCACAACAGGCGTATGGGCAGACGATGTAACTGGTGTTGCTGGTTCTCCATCATCAGGTCAGACAAAGCATTGGTCAGATTACGCATCATCAGACCCAATCGCTGACATCGAAGCAGGAAAAGCAGAAATTCTTGGAAATACAGGAATGGAAGCAAACACACTTGTTCTCGGATACGATGTATTCAAGGCTCTTAAGAATCACCCAGACCTTGTAGACCGTATCAAGTACACATCTTCACAGACAATCACAACCGATATGCTCGCGGCAATGTTTGACATTCCACGCGTTATGGTTGCAAAGGCTGTTAAGGCTACTAACAACGAAGGTGCATCTGAGGCTTACGGCTTTGCTTTCGGCAAGGGCGCACTCCTTACCCATGTGGCTCCAAACCCAGGACTTCTAACACCATCAGCGGGTTACACATTCGCTTGGACAGGTGTTTCAGGTGGTCTCGGACAGACAATCGGAACTTCACAGTTCCGTATGGAGTCAATTAAGTCAGACCGCATTGAAGCGGAAATGGCGTTTGATAACAAGGTAATCGGAGCAGACCTCGGTTACTTCTGGAACACAATCGTTGCTTAATTAAGTTGAGTGAAGGGGAGGGTCTGAAAAGGCTCTCCCCTTCTTTCTTAGAAAAGGAAAATAAATGCCTCAAGTAAATCGTATCTCTCGCGGTGAAGTTTCAGTTGGTGCTATTCAAGGTTCAACTGGCGACATGGTGTATGGACTAGATTTTGGTACAGCATCAGTAGACCCTGCTTCAATCCCCGCAACAACTCGCGGTTCAGTTACTTTCACTCTTACAGGTGCCAAGACAACTGACATCATTATCGCAAACCCACCAGCAGACCTAAATGATGATTTGATTTTCTGTGGAGCGGCTGTAACAGCGGCGGACACAGTTTCAATTTATCTTTACAACCCAACTGGTTCAGCAATCAATGACACAGCCCGTACATTCTCTTATGTATGGATTGATATGACTGCGTAATATGAACGCACAAATTCTAAAAAATATGGTGGTTGATGGTCGGCTCTTGCAATCTGGAGACATCATTGATGTCAAGGGATGGAAACACGCAAAGTCGCTAAACCGCAATCGTTATATCCGTATTATTGAAGATGAAGCAGTAAAGCCAGCAAAGGTTGAGGCTCCAGTAGTCGAAACCCCAAAGGCTGAAGAAAAACCAAAGGCGAAGAAAGTAGTCGCCTCCAAGTAATCGGAAGGGGGTGATTCAGTAAAATGAGTCACCCCCTTTTTCTCTAAGGGAGCATTATGGCAATCTCACACGAACGCGTATCAATTGGCACTACAGCCACTCAAGTTTCGTCTAACTATGCTGGTAAAGACGGTCAGACTGTCTCAGTTCAAAACCCTTCAGGTGGCGCTACTGTCTACCTAGGTGGAGAAGGCGTAACAACAACATCTTATGGATTCGCTCTTGCTGGCGGAACCGATATGGCAGTTGAAATGCAAGATGGTGAAAAACTTTACGGCGTAGTTGCTTCAAGCACACAGACCGTAAATGTACTTCGTCAAGGCGCTTAAATCATGGCACTACCAGCATCTCTTTCAACCGTAACGGTTGCTGGTACCTATGTGGATTTACTAGGCAACCCAGTTCGAGGCTCAATCACTATTGAACCTCAGACTATCTTGAAAGAAAAGACCTTGAATGTCCACATCATGCCAGTTCACATTGTTAAGACTTTAGATGCAACTGGCTCTTTTACAACCACTTTGCCAGTTACCAGCGATACAGATGTAACTCCACAGCCATTTGTTTACACAATTACCGAGAACTTTACCTCTGGTCGTGTATTCCAGATTGCGCTACCTATCTCAGTTGCAGGTACCACTCAGAACCTTGCAGACCTGCTTACAGCCCTTTCTGAAGCAGATGCCACCGCTTATGTATCGGTAGATGCTTACCAAGGTCTATTAACCCGCTACAACAATGCCAGCGGTAGGAGAGAGATTGTGGTCAATGCCTCAACATACGAGAGCAATGCTCTTGCCTACGCAACAGAGGCTTCAAACTCAGCAAGCGCAGTTGCCAATTTCACCACTAATCAGTTGATGATGATGGGAGTCTAAGATGGCTGAACCGTATGTACCGATAGCCGAATACACGGCTTCAAACGCTCTTTTGACTGAGTTGGAAGTGGCTACAAATGCCGCCGCGACTAATGCAACCGCACTTTCAACGGCTACTGCAAGCGCCTTGAGTTCAAGAAATACAGCCAATTCTTTTGTGGCTGAAAAATTTGATTTGTTCTTTTTGGTGGGTGCTTAATGGCTCTTGGTCCAAATTTAACCACGGTTACAATTACAGGTAGTTATGTAGATTTTGAAGGCAACCCAATTCAGGGTCAGATTCGCTTTAGTATTTCTGAGGTTTTGCGTAATGGTACAGATGACCAGATGGTTGCCCCATCTAGCGTGGTCGTGCCTCTAAACGCATCAGGCTCTTTCTCAGTTGCTATCCCTGCGACCAATGACCCAGATGTAGTTCCAAATCCTTTTCTTTATACCGTTGAGGAGTCATTTCCTAATGGGCGTTCTTACACAATTAGCATCCCTTACACCACTACAGGGTCACTAGATTTAGCAGATATTAGCCCAGACCCAGCCTTGTCTGAAAGTTATGTAGCGGCTGTAGACCTAACTTCTTGGAATACCCTTGAGTCCAACATTACTGCTCTGGATGCCTTGATTGACCAAGCGGCAGATAAGTTCCCTGCCTCTGGTCAGTATTGGTACATTGATTCTGCCTATTCAACATACACAGCACTAGATACAGCCTTTGCTACATACTCCGCTCTCACCGCGGCAACATATAACATCTCAGGTGAGGACATCACATCATTCGTAACCTCGGCGCAGGGTTACGCTTCTTCAGCATCAGCAAGCGCTACAACAGCCCAAAATAACTCGGCTGGTACCATTAGTCCATTATTACTCATCGGAGGATAACCGCATGGCAACTACTTACAAGGTTCTTGGGCAATCAAACCCATCAGCCACTACCGCCACGACTCTTTACACCTGCCCTGCTTCTACTCAGACGGTTATCTCAACCATCACCATCTGTAATCAGGCTGGCACAAGTGGCACATATCGAATTGCAGTACGCCCAAATGGAGCGACCTTAGCAACTGAACACTATGTTGTTTACGATGCAACTATTCAAGCAAATACAACCACGGCTTATACCCTAGGGCTTACAATTGATGCTTCAGATGTAGTAACAGTTTACGCATCATCAACAAGCCTTTCATTCAATGCGTTCGGAAGCGAGATTGCATAATGGCAATTACCACTAATGGTGGCGCAGGAGTCACCGCAGATGCAGTTGCAACGCTTACCAATAAGACTCTCACATCCCCAGTAATCAGCAATGCAACTTTTACGGGTCAGCAAAGTGGACTAGAGATTGCCTTCAACCAATCTATTGTTTTTGAAGGAACTACAGCGGATGCGTTTGAAACAACTCTAAGCGCTGGAGACCCAACGGCTGACCGCACAATTACTTTGCCAGATGCCACAACAACTTTGGTTGGTACTGATACAACTCAAACATTAACAAACAAAACTCTTACAAGCCCAACTTTAACAACTCCTGCTCTTGGAACTCCAGCATCAGGAACGCTTACAAATACAACAGGCTTGCCTATTACTGGCTTGGTTGCATCTACTTCTAGCGCGTTAGGCGTAGGTAGTGTTGAGTTAGGTCACGCAACAGATACAACTCTTGCTAGAGTTTCTGCTGGTGTCGTATCTATTGAAGGCGTAAATGTTGTTACTACTTCTTCAACAGACACTCTTACTAACAAAACTCTTACTAGCCCTACTGTTAATACAGCAGTTAATAATGGTCTTAGTTCATCTAATATTGCAACTGGAACTTTAACTGATACCAGAGTTAGAGGTTTGAATGAGAATGTGAATGTTGTGGCTTCTGCGGCAACTGGAACAATTAACTTTAATGTTGGAACTTCCTCAATTTGGTACTACACTACTAACGCAACAGCAAACCACACTCTAAACTTTAGATATTCGGCAACCGTTTCGTTAAATACTTTTATGCAAGTAGGTGACTCACTTACTGTTGTTTGGCTAAACACCAATGGTGCAACTGCTTATTATCCAAGCGCAATTACTATTGATGGCAACGCAGTAACTCCTAAAGTTCCTGCCGCTATTACTGGTGGTAATGCTTCGGCTATTGATGCTTACTCTTTTACAATTATCAAGACCGCCTCTGCAACCTTCACAGTCCTAGAAACACAAACCAAGTTCGCCTAAAGGAGATTTAATAATGCCAATTATTGCTTCTCTCGCAGGTGGCTCTGCTGGTGCTTTCGGAGGTTTGCGCTCTTTTGCGCCCTCTAATATAACTGTTGACTACCTTGTAGTCGCAGGTGGAGGTTCGGGTGGAGGTCGAGGCGGTGGTGGCGGTGGCGCTGGCGGTCTTCGTTCAACCGTTGACAATACAGGTGGTCTAGGTACTTTAGAAACTGCTTTAATTTTAAGTACTAATACTGCTTACACAGTTACAGTTGGTGCTGGTGGTAGTGCTTCAAACGGAAGCGATTCTGTTTTTGCAACTATTACATCTACTGGCGGTGGTCGTGGTGCTTCAACTAGGCAAGGTGATGGTTCTAGTGGCGGTTCAGGTGGCGGTGCTGGATTTGATAAAGGAGCAGTAACGGGCGGTGGAGCAAGAACAGCATCTCCAGTTCAAGGATTTAATGGTGGTCAAGGCGCGGCTGGTGCTAGTGATGCTTCTAGCGGTGGTGGAGGCGGTGCTGGTGCAGTTGGTGTAAACGGTGGAAGTACTGGAGTAAGACTTGCTACTGGTTCAACAGGTGCTGGTGGTGGTAATGGTGGTATTGGAGTACAAGTTTCAATCTCAGGCACATCAACTTACTACGCTGGCGGTGGTGGTGGTGGTTCAAATGTTAATGGTGCAAATGTTGGTGTTTTACCTGCTGGCGGAAGTGGTGGCGGTGGAAACGGCAGTACAGTAGACCAAGGATTAGGAACCTCGGGAACTGCAAACACAGGTGGTGGTGGTGGCGGTGGAGACCCTGAGCCTGACCCTCATGTTCCAGCATCAACCTCAGGTGGTTCAGGAATTGTTATTGCTCGCTATGCAGGAACCACACAAAAAGCATACGGTGGAATCGTAACTACATCAGGTGGAAATACAATCCATACCTTTACCACATCAGGTGTATTTAATACAACTTATCCAGGAACTGCTAAAGCAACTGGTGGAACGATTACAAATGATGGGTCTTACTGGTATCACGCATTTACATCATCAGGAACATTTACACCTACATCATCACTCACTTGCGATTATATGATTGTTGCTGGCGGTGGCGGCGGCGGTGGCGGTAGTTTTACTAATGGTAACGGTGGTGGTGGTGGCGGTGCAGGTGGACTTCGCACATTTACATCTCAATCATTTAGTGTAACTGGATACACGGTCACTATTGGTGCTGGCGGTAATGGCGGTTCAACTTCACAAGGCTATGGTAACAACGGAAGTAACACATCATTCTTTTCAACTTCTGCATCGGGCGGCGGTGGCGGTGGCGCTGAAGGTATTTCCAACAATGGTGCTAATGGTCGTGGTTCAAGCGGTGGTTCAGGTGGCGGTTCATCACAGTTAGCAGGAAACATTGGCTCTGCTGGTGCCGCTGGTAACTCAGGTTCTTATTCGCCAGTTGAAGGTTACGCGGGCGGGCTTTGGACTTCACCTGCCGCAACGGGTTCAGGTGGTGGTGGTGCTGGTGCGCAAGGTGGCGCTAACGGAACTGGTAATGGTTCTGCTGGTACTGGTGGTATTGGCGCAACTTCAGCGTTAATTAACGCTATGGGAGCGGCAACTAGCACAGGTCAATTATCAGGAGGCAACTATTACTACGCAGGTGGCGGTAGTGGTGGACAGTACGACCAAGGTTCACGAACCGCAGGAGGACTTGGGGGCGGGGGTTATGGTGCAGAACCAAGAGGAGTTGCTGGTGGTGCTGGAACAGCAAATACTGGTGGCGGAGGAGGCGGTTCAGACAACGCATCAGGTGGTGGAACCGCACCCAACATTGGCGGTAATGGCGGTTCTGGTATTGTCATTATTCGCTACGCAGTATAAAGGAGAAGGCAAATGAAAATAGTAAAAGATAAAGAAAAAGCAACGCAGGTATTTTCTTATGAAGTAACAATGTTAGTTCATATTATTGCTGATAATGAAACAACCGCTACGACACAACTTAATGACAAAGGCGGAATTGTAACTAAGCGTGATGTTAAATTAGTAAACACAGTAACACTTTATGGTGAAGATAAGGATAAAAAATAATGGCTCACTACGCAAAAATAGAAAATGGAATAGTTACACAAGTAATTGTTGCTGATGGACCAGACTGGTGTGAACAGAATCTAGGTGGTGAGTGGGTTCAAACTTCCTACAATACTGCAGGTGGAGTTCACTCTGGCGGTAAATTTCCTATCCATAAGAACTATGCTGGTATTGGATACTTGTTTGACGGCATTGGATTCTATGCGCCTCAGCCGTATCCATCTTGGATAAAAAACTCAAGCACTTATTTATGGGAAGCCCCAACTCCTATGCCTACTGATGATAAACGATATACTTGGGATGAAGAAACTTTGTCTTGGTTAGAAATTACTGAATAATAGGAGTCTAAAATGGCAGGTACAACAACAAAAGGTTTGCGCTATCCAAGCGCAGGAGATAACCCTGCCATTCATACTGATATTCAAAACCTCGCTACAGATGTAGATACAAAGTTCGATAGTTATGCGACTCTTGCGGGGGCAACTTTTACTGGCAACATTCAAGTTCCAACTGAAGTTGTATTTGAAGGCGCTACAGCAAACGGCTTTGAAACAACATTAACAGTTGTAGACCCAACCGCTGATAGAACAGTCACTTTTGCAGATGTCAGCGGAACGGTCATCACGACTGGAAACCTAACGGGGATTACAGCAATAACTAGCGCAACAATTACAAGTTCAACTATCACCAGCGGAACCCTAGGCAACGCTCTAGCGGCTGGTACTTACAAAATTACTGGGCTTGGCGATGCTTCAGAATCAACAGATACCGATGCAGTCAATGTAAAGCAGACCTTAAATCTTGCTCGTACAACCATGTTGTTACTCGGCGGTATGTAATGACTTTTACCTATTCGGGAGACCCAAGCACCTCTACTCGAAATTATGTCCGATTTCTTCTTAATGATGTTACATCAACAGATGCTCTTTTTTCAGATGAAGAAATTAACTATGTAATTACAGAATGGTCAGGCGATGCCTACGAAGCGGCGCGTGAGTTGGCTGAAATCCTTATTGCTCGTTTTGCCCGTCTAGCCGATAGCACATCAAAAAGCGTTGGTGATATTTCTGTATCAGAATCTTATAGTTCAAAAATTACTCACTATAAAGAATTGGCTAATAGCCTATTACTTCGCAAGATGCGTAAGTCTCCTCCTCGCCCTTGGGCTAAGGCAGATGCTCTTAAGTCCACAGATGACAAGACAACAACAGATTTTGCCACAGACTTTGTAGTTGGCTCAATGGACAATCCAAACTCTTATTACGAAACACGCATCGTAGAGTAAGGGTGTAGCCATGGCAGATGCTATCTACAACAAAGTCGCTGAGTTTATGACCGATACCGTGGTCTTTACTCCCAAGTCATCTGTTGATAAATACAATAAAACCACTTTTGGCAATGCCCAAACAAATATCTCGGCTACTGGTCGCCTTATCTATGACACAGTTCGAAGCCGTGATGTTCAAGGAGTTGAAGTCACCGATATTGGTCGCTTTGTAACCAAGGGTCCACAGACTTCAATCACCGTTTCTCATAGAATGGTAGTCGGAAACGACACATTTACTATCAATGCAGTTGATAACATCGCAGACGAAAACGGAGCGCATCACACCGTCATACGCTTTGGTAGATAACCATGGCTCAGACATTTACATTTGAACTAGAGGGCGCTCAAGAGTTACGCAATATGCTTGAGGTATCTGGCAGAGATGCTGGAAAAGTAGTTGGTCAGGCAATCCTTGAAGAAGCCAACATGATTTTTGCTAAAGCCATGATTTTGACCCCTATTGATACGGGCGCTCTCCGTGGCTCAGGCGGAGTCTCGGCTCCAATGAACTTTCCTCAAGGCATCGGAGTTGATATTTTCTTCGGTGGTCCAGCCGCTCCATACGCACTTTATGTCCATGAGATTCTGTACTACAAGCACAATGCTCCAACTCAGGCTAAATTCCTTGAACAACCTTTCATGGAAAGATTGCCAGAAATTCAGAAAAACATGGCGCGTAGAATAATTGACCTAATCAGGAAGAACGGGGCAGTCTAATGGCAACAATCCTAGAATCTATAGGTGATTATTTACAGAACACCTCAAGCGCTTTCGGCGCACACAGTTCTAAGGGAACATTAGGAACCTCTCTATTTCTTGGAACTTTGCCAGAGTCTCCAGATGTCTGTACGGCAGTCTTTGAGAACTCAGGAACTCCACCAGCCTTCACGATGGGTACAGGCGGAATTGCAATTGACTATCCAATGCTTCAAGTTATTTGTCGCGCAGGTCGTGAAGATTATCCAACGGCGCGGGATGCAGTTGAGGACATTCGAAACTTGCTTGCTTCGGTAACTGATGTCACAATTTCGGGTGTC